CAAGATCGTTAAGGGTCTTAGCAAGCTTGATACGCTCACAGTTACTATCACTCAGCACTGTCCCGCCTGAGAAGCCGATCACCGTAGATGATACAGCACCAGAGACAGGAACAGCACAGATGTCACTGCCCATTGCCGACAAAGAAGGAGCCATAGCTGTTGGCGGTGGCTGTCCTTTGTAGTTAATGGTTGTGTCTTGAGCAAAGACTGCCAGAGGCAGTAGCAAGAGTAGGAGTAGCTTTTTCATGTTACTGTCCTAATTCTTTACGCAATGCATCAAGTTCTTGTTGTTCTTGTGGAGACAACTGAACTGCTTGCTGCTGAGGGCCTGCTTGAAGTTGTTGCAGTTCTTCAGGAGATACTTTAATTTCTCGGTACATTTCACCAAGTTTCAAAGCAGCAGCAGTAGCATTACCTTTACTTGCAGCAGTTGATGCTTGTAAAAGCTTATTTGTAGCTGTGCTTGAATAAGCAATCTTAGCAGCGATCTTAGGGGCAATAACAAGACTAGCTAAACCAGCAACTGCCCCATACCCTGCACCAACGGAATCACCTGAGTAGACATTACCGGCAGAGGCTCCTAAGACACTAGACAAAGTAGCCGCAGTAGCTAAGTCAATAGATTTACCTCGTTGACTTAACATCTCTCCAGCTTTTGCGATCACTTTAGCACGATTCTGTACAGCTTCTGGAAGAATAGTCTGGAACTGCTCCGCAGTTGCTTTATCTTTAAGTTTATTTGCAATGTTAGTCAAACCACCATCAGCAAAAGTTTTCTCAAGATAAGCACGTTGAATATTTTCAGCAAGTCCTGTCGTATCCACACCTAAAGCCTTTGCCCGATTCAGCATCATCTGAGTTTCTTTCCAAGAAGAAATATTACCAGCGCTTATGATGTTATCGGCAATCTTTTCAGGATACTTATTAGCAGCAGTAGCCAACAACTTAGGATCAAGCTCAGTAATAGCCTGTTTATAACTACTGTTTAAAGTCTTATAGCTATCTTTCAAAGTAGGCGAAGCTGCTTCTGCGGCTGCATCCATTGCTTTGCTGATTTCGCCAACTGCTTTGTTTACAATGTTATAACCTACAGTTCCTTTTTCCAGCTCTCGCTGTTTTTCCAGTAACTTAGAACGTACTTCGTTAGCTTGTTGGAATGTAAGATTAGGTTTAAGAGCCAATAAATCTTGAGCTTCTTTGTATCCACTAGCTCCCATCAAACTTGAAGCAGATGCTCCTTCAGTTAACTTTTCTTGAGCCTGCTTAATTGCAGCAGAGCCTACGTTGTTAACCGATACCATGGACACAGGAGTTGAACCTTCTTTGTCCATGAGATTTCCAAGATTAGTCCCGTAATCTTCGTAAAGTTTACTTCTTCCTTGCTTTTGAGCAGCGGTTAGGCCTAATCCAAGCTCCTCGCGTGACAACACAGTACTAGCAAGTTCATCAGCCAATGCTGAAACTTCACTAGACAACGCATTCTTCATCTCAATGTCTTTTGCCGAAGCAGCTTTTGTAGGGCCGATACGGGAAACACGCTCTGTAACTTTAAACAAAGTAGAGTCAGGAACTGCTTCTTGGATGCCCAGAGTTGTCCCCTGACGCTGAAGTAAACGCTGTACCTCCTGTCGTGCTGCAAGTTCATCTGCTTGAGAAACCGCAGGGCCAAACAAGCGGGTACCAATAGGAGACTCACGAAGAGCAGTAGCTCCTTTAGAGATACCTCGTCCAACCATCTGACCAATACCTTCAGCCCCTGCGCCTAACAAGAACTCTTTAGGATATTCTAAGGCCATCCGAGCAGCGTCCACTGGTTTATTCAAGCCAAATGTTTCAATAGCTTGCTTACCTGCTGTGCCTAAAGCAGCTCCTCCGCCTGAAAGTCCCATGCGGATAGGCAAGCTAAGTTGACCGACACCGGGAACTAAAGTAGCTGCCATGGAGCCGAGCATAGGTAATGTCTCAGCACCTACTTCCAAGGCTGTTTTACGAGTCTGCTCAGGACTGTACTCAGGAGTTGACGTACCTGCTAAAGGCTCTCCAAGAGGGCCGTAGCCCATCTCTTGACGAAGAGCGTTAAGCTCTTGTTGTTCCGCTTGCGTTAATGCCATTATTGACCCCTTGCTTTACGTTCCAGTTCAGCTAATCGTTTCAGTTTAGTGTTGACTTCAGCACGCGACTCTTCAGAGCCTTTAACAAAGTCATACTGAGACAGTTTACCTTGTTGCTGATACTCATTGGCTTTCTGATATTGACGTTGACTAATCAAAGCATCTTTCTCAATATTGTTCATGATGCTTTTTAAACCTGCTTTAGTGACAGAACCTTGACCAATAGCCTCGCCCAAGATTGCCATATCTTTATCAGACAGCGCACCTTTGAGCACAGTAGAATTGCCAATCTTCAAGTTATTCTGCAAAGAGCGAAGTTGCTCAGTTTCAGAAGTACCTTTGATAGGAATGCCAAAAGCTTCAGCAATCTGTCCAGCAGAGAGTTTAGAATCAGAAGCAAAACCAGCAAAAGACTGATCAATTAATGGCTTGATTGTCTTGACTGCTTCAATTGTCTGTCCTGCTTGGATGCCTGAATCTCGCAACTTACCGAAAGCCTCTACGTTAGATTTAGTGACTGCTTCGTCCTGCTTAACCTGCACATCCACCTTAGTGCCCCGCTGAGGTGCCCCGCCCACACGAGAAATCTTTTCACCTGTAAGTTTATTGACTAAGAACACACCGTCAGAAGTTTCCACAACAGAAGTAGGTTCGTTCTTATCAGTTAATCCTTTCAAAGCTTTGCTGTAAGCTGCTTGCCACTCTTGCGATCCACGTTGCAGTCCAGCAGCATCTGCTAAACCAGCAGCATTCTTCTGTTCAGGAGTAAGCTTCTCACCCAACTTAGCAGCAATCTCAGCTTCTGTCTTACGTCCTTCAAGAGCAGCCTTAGCAGAAGCCTGATAACGATTAGTCAGTTCACTGACCAGTTGGTAATCCTTGTTCTGCATAGCAGTCTGGATACCTTGCTTCAACGACTCAGGGCTGCTCAGATCGAGATTCTGCAACATACTCTGACGTTGCTGGATACGCATCATCTCAGGGTCTTGAGCACCCAACAAGCCACTCAGTTGACGACCTAAGCCAGAAGCACCTTGATAGATTTGATAGTTAGCACGAGCAAAAGGATCGCTTAACTGAGCATAAGCAAGAGCTTCCTGCTGTGCTTGCTTCTCACGTTGCATCTGAAGGGACTCTGGAGTAACCCCGAATAAACCACCTACAATTTCAGCCATAATTACTCCTTATTTGAACCAAGAATCTTGCTCTGCAAGCATTCGAGATTGCTGACTTCCAAAGTTAGTACCGTATGTCAAAGGAGTACTTACACTTCCCCCCATACCAAACATACTGCCCATTGCCTGATCAAAAGACTTATCTAAACCACCCAAAGCAGCAGCCCAAGGACTCCAAGAACTAGCAGCACGTTGTGCCTCGGCAGCGCTAATCTGAGGGTTCAGACGCAGTTGAGCAGCCTTAGCGTTGATACCGGAGGCGGTCTCGCCTAACCCTGTACCCATTGTAAGAGCTTGTTGACCCAGTTTATCCAAGGAAGCAGCACCTGTCAAGGCTGTCTGCAATGGACTATAACCAGCGGTAGCTGCTTGAGCACCTAAGCCAAACAAACCTGCACCAAACTTAGTCTGATCCATACCTGCTTGCTGTGCTTGTGCAGCCAGTTGCAAGTCCTGTGCAGATTGAGCATTCAAGAGCGCTTGCAGTTCAGGATTGGCAGCACCCATGCCACCACCTTGAGCGACAGCAACACCACCACGGCCAGTATTGAACAAGTTCTGATTCAAACCAGCAGCAGCACGATCACGACCGGGTTGTAATAATGCTCGCTGTTGAGCCATGTAGTTCTGAGCAGCTTGCTCAGGAGATTCAGCCAGATACTGCTGACCAAGGTTGAACAGACTCTGAGCACCTTGCAAGCCTTGGCCTGTCAAGTCCATGCCTACGCCCCCTGCTTGACTCAGTAAGCCACCTTGGATGGCCTGCATCTCAGGAGTTAACTGATAGCCAGCACCTGTCAAAGCACCTGTGGTAGGATCAACTGTGAAGTTGCTTGTACCAAAAGCTGTGGTAACACCTACAGGACGGAAGCGAGAGGATTCAAACGCTGCTTGGCCTGCTGCTCGTAACTCTGCTGCTTGAGCAGCGGCGGCTTTAGCAGCTTTATTGCCACCTAAAATACCACCGATTGTACCTAAAAGTCCCATGTTATTTATTCCTTAGTAATTATTAGGTGAATTAAGCGACAGCCATACTTGGGTTGTTTGAATAAGTCCTAAGAGCTTTCCAATACGCTGCACCAAAATCAGGATTTCCACTTCTTTGTTGAAAAATCAGAACATCACCAACATCAACAGAGACATTAACAGACCTTGCAACAAAGGCGGTTGAAGTTGTTGACCACTCTGCAATCTGAGATCCATTTTTTAAAATTCGCACATATGCTGGAGAGGATGCACTTTGGGTACAATGTTCCACGTAGCAAGTCACTGTTCCGGGAACAAGCACGGCAACACCTAAATGAGTATCAGGGCTTACAAAACGGTGAAGCCCTGCATCTGGGTAACTACCCACAAAGGTTTCTCTAACTGCTTCTTGAGTTCGGCAAATTAAATAATTAGTTCCTGCCACAGGAGATTGCAACTTGTCTTTTGTAATTGCATCGTCTGAAACGGTAGTGGCCGTACTCGCTAAAGACGCAGTGGTAGCTGTAGCTGCATTGCCTGAGATACTAATACCCCAAGTACCAGAAGCACCTGTACCTGTCTTAGTTGGAGCATCATCAGCAATCTGAGCAACAACAAAAGCTGTAGTAGCTACTTGAGTAGTATTGGTATTGACAGCAGCAGTAGGAGCAGCAGGAGTACCTGTGAAAGTAGGGCTTGCTATAGGAGCTTTTAAAGCCAGCTCAGCATTAACAGGAGAACTGTCAGCCTTAGTAGCCACTGCTGTCGCGATGTTGTTAAACTCAGTATCGAACTCAGCGCCTTTGACAATCTTTAAAGGATTACCAACAGCAAGAGAATCTTTACTGGTGAAGTTAGTTGATTTTACGTAATCAGTCATTATACAATCTTTCCGTTTTTAGCCTGAATTTCCAACTTTTGGATACTTAAAGCAGTTCCTTGGATGTCTGCTTCGTACCCAGTTTGAATGACTTTACCTGATCCAGTGGGATAAGCAACTAAAGTCTGTAATGACGTACCTGAAGAGTAAATAGCCGTAGCAGTATTATACTCGTTTACGCCAAAATATGCAACCCCCTGAGCAGGAATATTTACGTTTTGAGCAAAATAATTTCCTGTAAAGTCATATCCCCACTTCATTGTCACATATTGATCGGCTCCTCCGATGACAACTACTGAGAGTTTCTTCAAGACAGAGGTCACTGAAGGCTGGCCTAAGTCAGTGTGGTTAGTGAAGTACTGGAATCGATAACTAGACTCGTTGTCAAGATAGCCAGTGTACTTACCAATATAGCCTGCTTTACCGATCAGAATGCTCTTGTCACGGGTGTAGCAAAAGCTTTTAGGCTCAATGTTATCCCACATTGTTACCCTGCTAGAACCATCTTGGAGTACTGTTTTCATGTCAAAACAATACACGACCTTTAAGACAGGCAAAGTCAACAGGTAGAATGAATCGAAAGGACTGTATACAGACTTGATTGTAGAAGCTACTTCACTAGCGACAGCACTCATCAGGTCATTACGTACATTCTTAGACAGGTCACGGAATGGAGCAGACTTCTCTTGGATAGTTCTTAAGACACTGCGAACACCTGTGTCAGACAGGAAGATCACATCTGAGCCAGTATTCTGGATGGTGTCACGAGCGATGCAACCAATACCTGTGATAGCGTCTGAGAGCTTGAACACACCTGCGGATAAGACATCCTGAGCACCTGAGTACACCAAGATATTGTTCTTACCAAAGATGAACAAGTATCCGTTATGAGCAGCTAAGCCTGTGATGTTATCTGCACCGTTAGGCCACACAGAAGATACATCGATAGAGCCTGTAGAGCCATTAGACCACTTATGTCCAGAAAGGATGTCAGACCAATAGATAACAGTCTTCTCAGTTGTCGATTCTGCTACCCACAAGCGTCCATAAGCAGACAAGGCAATGTTGGCATTGATAACAGTGCCCACATACCCTGACTTCTCGGACACACGACGATACGTAGTAGTACTTACAGCAGGATCGAACACCAGTGGATCATGTCCTAACTGGAACAGGTACAGGCATTCGTTCAAGGGAACAATCTGCCAGTTGCTGTCAGAGATCGTAGGAGCAGCACCGCCGCCCCCGTAGGTCAACTCAGACAGTGTACCACTAGCCAGCTTAAATATCTTATTGTTACCAGCAGCGATCGTGTATTCAGTACCTGCATCGGTGACTAACTGACCAATGGCTTCTACGTCTGCACTACCGAGAGCTGCTAAGGTAGAATGCTGAGGAGCCCAACCCTTACGAGCACCAATACGTCCATACTGGTCAATAACGCAGTTGTTAGCTACCAGAGCAAAGCCAGAGGCTAAGTCCAAGGAGCTATCTTGAGTGTTCAGGCCATAAAAGCCCGGAGCTGTGATCGAGAATGTTTGGATTTGTTGGCTCATACGGCCTCCCAAGCATCTTCCTCAGTGTATCGGCTAGACTCTAAAGCAATGGCATCAGCCAAGGAAGCTTTGTACAGGCCATAGGCTTCTGAGCTATTCAAGCCACCGTCTTCACCCCGTTCAACCAAAGCACGAGCAAATGCACCTAAGACAACAGGCTCTTCAGGAGCTAAGAGTGTGTCGGTATCGGCAGAGAGTTTGTCTTGAGGAACGTACAGGTTAAACAAGATAGTCTCAGCACCTGTAGGAACTGGATACATATCCACCTGAGTGTCACCAGCAGCGGTTACACCGTTGAAGTTATAGTCAGTAGGAGAACCTGTAGCTGGAGTCGTGATCATGAACTGTTCATTCATGTAGCGAGTAGATACGTTACGCATCTCAGTCTTAGTAGTTGCATTGTATGCATCAATGACTTTGAAGCGAGTGCCTAAGCCTGTCAAGCCATAGTTGAAGGTGTTGGCTTCTGTGACAGCGGTAAGGGTAGCTGTCAAAGAGTTCCAGTTATAAGCATCTTCCACTTGTCTCTTAGCATCATTGACCAACTTACCAATGAGCTTAGACAGTGTGTTTTCTTGGACGGTAGATACTTCAGGTTCGCGCATACGAACGAGAACATCATTGACCAGTTCTAGGTAAGTTGGCAATGCCATTATTAGATTCCTTCTTTCTTAAACAATTCAAAGGTACAGATAGTGCTAAAGGAACT